TCTGCTGTCTGATACAACAAGTGAAATGATTCAAAAACCTAAACCCCTTAAACCTCATGGTGGCGGCGGAGGAGGTGGTAATTGAGCAAACAATTGACTTCTAAAAGAAGGAGCCCCTTGAAATCTCAAAAATTGAAAATCTTCACCAATTGCTGTATCATGGAAAAGTGTAGCCGTAGCTGTATCTTCTCCTGTTGGCCTATCGGCCAACTCTCCCGTAAAACAATATGTAAAACGTGAGACATTTCCTGATAACATCTGTGAATTAATAGTTTGATTTCTTTGTTCTGTTTCAGGGTTATTGGTACCAGAATTAAATGCTGGTTGCCAAAGATTTGAAGAATAATAAGGAGTAACAAACTCCACACCACCATTACTCAATAAATGATAATTAATGGTACCTTCAAGACCTGACTTGAAATCCCTAGTTAAACCTAAGGCGCTTCCAAGTGTAAAATCAGTTAAATCCAAAGTCTCTTCCCTATAAATAGGAGATAAGCGACGTGCTCTGGCAGTACCTGTGGTAAAACCATCTTTGGAATCTCTCAATGTTACAGTAATGTAATCAGTTGGGTTACTTGTTAAATCACCCAATAATTTGATTCTATGCTTCATAGAACCTCGCATTCCTAAAAATGCATATCTCAGATATGAAAATAAATTTTCATTAATTTCTGCTGAAGATAAATTTGGTTGGACACCACCAGTGTCCGTATTTGCGTAATATCCTGAAGTAGTTTGTGGAATACAACTTCCATCAAGAACGCCAAAAACAGCGACATCTCCGGCTGAAACAGTCAGAGCGTCACCTGGGTTAGAAGAAGTTTGATATCTTTTCAATAAATTTCGAAAACTAACTATCTTCTCTCCCATATGATCAATATGAATATCCTTATGACTAGAATTTCCAGGATTGATAACTATAGGTTCCTCTGAAACAACAACAGCTGACTCAGGGGTAACTGCAAGTGGTGGTATAATATTTGCACCACATATAGCAGTTTCACTAATTGGTGTTTGCCAGTATTCAACTACATATAAAAAGCCTTGAGCTGTAAATGTAGCGCCTAAAATATCAGACGGTTGTACTGAAATACCAATTTCATTAATATCTATATCATCAAAACCTGAAACAGGAACGGCAACACCGCCCAACAATGCTTGCTTAAAAAACAACATAGTCTCGGTCAAATCATATTGATTAAGTTGCGCTGGAAGTAAAATTCTACTAAAATCAATACCTTCAGCAGATGGACGTGCATACTCCATGTCATCTGACCATGCATAAACATTTATTGTAACCGTCGCATCAGGCGTAGGCTGAACAAGTTCATTCAATACTCTAACTTCAAGTACTCCATTATTATCTGAAGATCCTTGATTATCAGGTACGAAAAAATTTTGACTTGAAGCTCCACTAAAAATCCAAGATTGATTATTAGAATAAGGATTCTCTTCAGCGAGAATTCCTGTATACAATGGAAAATCTTGTGACGGTGGAGGCATATTACACCAACTACGTGTAGCGGCCCAATCACATTTAATAGTAACTGTTTGACCATTTTGAATATCCAAAATTACACTATTTTGTTGATTTAATGGTGC